CTAAAGCAAACAGAAGTACTAACAGAAAAACAAAAGCAACAGGTAGAAGCAACAAAGCTGTGGCAAACAATAGGCCCCATACTAGAAAAAACCGGCAAACGCTTTGGAGCACTCGTCGACATGATGTCAGACGAGGAACTATTAGCCGCCATATGGGACGCCTTCAAGGGCGCCACAACCGAAACAGTAACCAACGTAACCAACGTAATGTCAGACTGGTATAACGTCGAAAAGGAAAAAGCGACAGAATTTTTCTATTCAATCGACCAGGCTCTGACTAACCCTAAATACCGAGATGACAATCTCTTAAAATGAGGAAAGACCAATGCCCTTCGTAAGATCTCAAATGTTCACAACTCCGCGCGACCAGCGCGTATACGCTAACCTGGAAGGTCAGCAGAAAAAAGTAGACGACCAGGCCGGTAACGATACGGACGTCAATAACATCGTGGCAAGGTTCGCAAGAACCGGAGAACTGCCACCCGCAACGTCACAAGGCCAGTACTGTGACGTCACTAACCTGCAAGGCGATCTTGCAGAAATCATCACAAAAGGAAAAGAGGCGCAAGCCGAATTAGACCGCCTCCAGGAGGCGCACAACGCATCCCAGGCCGAACAGGCCAAAAAAGATGCAGAAGAGTTGGCGCGTCTACGTGCGGCGCAGAGCGCCCACAGCGACAACGACAGCACCAACGTAGAAAAAAGTGTTGATTCCTAAGATCAACCTGTTCTACAATCAAAACCAACAGGTTTTGCGGCCCCTACTCGTTCTATACCCGCAAAACCAAAATACGACTAACAGGAGTAAAAACCATGCGAAAGCGTAAGCGAGCAGGAAAACCAGGGCGAAGCTTCAAAAGGACAGCAATGCCCAACAAACTGAACATGCCCCGGCGTAACAGCCGTGGAGGAATAATCCTCTAAAAAGAACCTCGTTTAGCCCCATCCCCTGGGGCTCTTTTTCAGGGAACAAAGGACACTGAAATGGCATGTCATAGAACTAAACCCGCCTGGACGGCAAAAAACGGAATCACGTTTCGGGCCCAGGACAGGAAACCGGACTACTACGTACCATGCGGAAAATGCTTAGGCTGTAAAGCCGACCAGGCCCGTGACTGGGCAATCCGCATCGAACACGAGGCAAGGTTACACGATCAGAAATGCTTCCTCACACTAACCTACTCAGACGAATACCTACCAGCAGACCGGAAAATAGACCGGGAACTGCTAACCAAAAAAATGAAGGAACTACAGCGAAAATTAGACATAGGTCTAAGATACTTCGCGGTGGGAGAATACGGTGATAAAACCAGGCGTCCTCACTATCATGCAGTACTTTACGGCACCGATCTCCTGGGTGGCTCTAGTAGCACTCGAGGTGACAAGTACATACATCCAGCAATCTCAGGACTCTGGCCTTATGGAAACCATGAAATACAACCGTACGATGATGGAACAGCAGTATATACAGCAGGTTATGTGTCCAAAAAAATCGGCGACCCCGAATGCTTTTCTATCAAATCCACAAGGCCACCACTGGGCAAAGCCTACTGCATCAAAGACGCCGAACGAATCCTTGCAAATGGAACAGCAATCATTAACGGAACCGAATTACCCGTACCAAAAGTCTACGTCAAATGGCTCGAACAAAACGGGTACCAGGTAGAACAACTTAAAGAGAAAATCCGCGAAGCGGGAAGGAGGAAAGCACCGATAACAGACAGAAGAGGACAAGCAAAAGACATAAACGCAAAAGCAAAATTACAAAGAAAAGGCGAGGTAATCTAAAATGAGATGGAATACAAAGATAAACGAAGCAGAATTTTTTAATTCTCCAGAATTCTTGGAAATTAAGAAAAAAACACAACAAATAGCAGAACAGCTAAAGGAGGAATACAAATGGTATAAAAAACCAGATAGTAAATTTCCACACGAAATGAATCAATCTCCAGCACAACTAAAGAGGATGATAATAGAACAAATAAGACTTATGCGAATGCTAGATAAGCAAAAAGTCACCGAACAGGAATACCTAGATAATCTGATCAAACAATACGAGGAACAAAATTATGGACATTAATCACGATGCAACAAATGACCAACGTGCAGCAGACGCAAAAGACGAACTGCTCGACCAGGTGGTCAACGAAATCAAATTTAAAGACCGGTTTATGATTCAGATCATCAACCATGAAAACGGATACCGGTCAGAACCCTTTTTGTCCGACTGGGATGGACTCAGAAAGTCTCTCAAGGAGGCTGAAGAAAACGATGGCCCAAAAGGCAAAGATTACATATTATTGGTAGCAGTACTTCGGGACGAAGAAACAATCATTCCACAAGCACCACTGATAACAGTCGACACATTTATGGAAATGGGAGCATAGAAAAATGGCAGAACGTATAGTTCAACAACCAGTAGCAACAGAACGACAAAAGCACTTCAGCGAGTTACCTTCGGCAGAGGTCGAAAGATCAACCTTCGATATGTCGCACTCCTGGAAGGGTACACACCAGACAAACCGTATCGTACCTATACTGCTCCAGGAGATCCTACCAGGAGATACATTCAATGTTAAAACTACCGCCTTCACCCGCTTGGCAACGCCGCTCAAACCCATCTACGATAATATTACCGCAGATATTCACTATTTCTTTGTGCCTACTCGTTTGGTATGGGACAACTGGCAAAACTTCATGGGTGAACGCGATGACATTGACGACGACCCAAGCGAACTGTCAGTACCACAACTGAATATCGATCTCGATATTCAACTTCAAACCCAAAATCTGGCCGATTATTTCGGCCTTCCACTATTCGACGAACGCAACATCGACGTCCAGGTAAATACACTGCCCTTCCGCGGATACGAGCTTGTGTGGAACGAATGGTATAGAAACCAATCACTTACAAGCAAAACAAATGTCCCTAAAAATGACGGCCCTGATAACCCATCCATATTTGGATTGGGCTTTATCAAAACACGCCATAAACGCGCCGATTATTTCGTGCGCGCTTTGCCCTGGCCCCAGAAAGGCGACCCCGTTTATTTACCACTGGGACAAAAAGCACCTATAGAAGGCATAGGCAAAGCCGACCAGGTATATGTAGACGGGCCGATCTCGAACATACACCAGACAGGCCGCGAAGAATTCGGCACAGTCACATGGCCCCACGCTTCACGCGTGGATTCAGCAACCGATGACTGGTACGTACGAGAAGCAACCGACGAAACCGGCACCGGTACTGGATGGCCTAACATAGTGGCCGATCTCACAAAAGCTACAGCCGCAACCATAAACGACATCAGGACAGCCTTTCAAATTCAAAGGCTCCTGGAACGTGACGCCAGGGGCGGCACACGATATATCGAAATACTACTGAGTCATTTCAATGTACAGTCACCCGACTTTAGACTCCAAAGGCCCGAATTCCTGGGAGGCGGCTCAGGCCGCATCACGATTAACCCAGTTGCGTCAACTACTGCTTACGCTTCAGGCGATGACACAGTCCCCCAGGGCAACTTGTCAGCAGTCGGAACAGGCGTCATTAAAGCCGGATTCAACCACTCATTTACCGAACACGGATACCTGTTCGGACTCATGTCGGCCAGGGCCGACTTAACATATCAACAGGGCATGGATAAAATCTGGACACGCCAGACCAGGTATGACTACTATTGGCCCGCGCTCTCGCACCTCGGGGAGCAGCAAATTTTAAACCGTGAAATCTACTTCACGTCATCAGAACAAACAGATGGCGAAATAAACACGTCTACGTGGGGTTTCCAAGAAAGGTATGCCGAGTACAGATACCAGCCGGGACGTATCACCGGCAAATTTAGATCTGCCGACCCGGCAAGTCTCGATGTCTGGCACCTGGCCCAGGACTTCGACGAACTACCGCTCCTGGATACACCTTTCCTCCTGGAAGACCCGCCCATCGAACGCATAGTGGCAGTGCCTAGCGAACCCGATCTATTGACGGACGTATGGCACGAAATGAAAGCCACCCGACCAATGCCCATCTACTCTGTACCTGGCATGGTCGATCACTTCTGATGGCTATCTCACCTGCAGCAGCAGCGCTAGGCGCAGCAGGCATAAAAGCCGTCGGCGGACTCGCCGGCGGTTTTCAAACAAATGCCGCAAACGCCAAGATCGCTAAGAAACAAATGGAATTCCAGGAAAGAATGTCCAATACAGCATACCAAAGGGCAGCGGATGATCTTGAAGCCGCTGGCCTCAACCGGATCCTCGCGATCGGCTCCCCTGCAACTACACCAGGTGGCGCCGGATTCGCATCAGCAGATTTCGGAAACCTCATAGGCGGCGCAGTAGATACAGGCGTTGCCGCATACAGTGGGGCCCAAAATGTAATACAGTCACAAGCACAAACCGACAACATCCTAAAGCAAACAGAAGTACTAACAGAAAAACAAAAGCAACAGGTAGAAGCAACAAAGCTGTGGCAAACAATAGGCCC